CTCCCCCGTTGCCTCCTGTGGCCCCTGGGCCGCTCCCTCCCCCGTTTGTAGCGGACGGCTGGACATCGGGGCTGCAAACTGCGCTCATCAAGCACGCATCCGCAAAGACTCCGCAGCAGAAGAGTTACTGGAAGAAGAAAGCGCAAGAACTAGGTTGGAACAAGCGGGTTCCGCTGCCGGGACGCAAAGGCATCAACGATGTTCTCGCGAAGCCTTTTCAGCTTCCCGGCAAACCCCCAGTAAACCTGCCGAAGATCGAAGAAGCGTTGACTGGCTACATCAATGCGACATCTCCTTCTTCAAAGAGCTACTACAAGAAGAAGGCACTTGCAGCAGGGTACGACTGGAAGAAGCCGATGAGTCTGGATGATGTGTCTGCGATCATTGCTGACTTGGGCTCCGATGGTGTAGTTGGCGCAACGGGTCTTGCTCCGGTTGTCACGCCGTCTCTTTCCGCCGAGATCAAAGATGCACTGACGAAGTATGTGAACAGCACAAGCAGAAGGCAGAGATCGTACTACAAGCAGAAGGCACTGAAGCTCGGGTGGACAGGCCCGCTGCCGAAATCGCTCGATGACCTAGAGACGCTGGTAGCGGGGAAACCTGGAAATGCGTTTGCGCCTCCGTCGAAGCTGAAGGTTACTCCGAATCAGTACGATGAACTTGTTCTTGAGGGTGAAGGTGCGCTTGCTGGCGACTTTGAAGAGTTCTCTCCAAGAGCGCTTGCTGCGATTGAGGAGATTCAGAATGCAACGACTCTGAAGGAGATTGATCGCATCTACGCTGACTTCATTGGCATGGAAGGGACGATTGCGTACCAACCAAGAGGGAGCCACATCAAAACATTGCGAGATGCTGCGGTTTGGAGCATTCGACACCTAGACGATGCTCCGGGGCATACAACTAGACAAGCGATGGTCTTCCGAGGTGGAAGAGCGGTGTTGCGTGATCCCCTGCTAGGTCCAGCGGGAGGGGTATTGAAGGAGACGGTCCAGGTTCCTGCGATCAAGTGGAACCTTGTCAAGAGAGCAAAAGGCTGGTACGGGTCTTCAACAGGAGACGGCACCGTTTGGATGTCTTCGAGGTATTGGAACAAGAAGAACAGAGACTTCACGATTCGAACGCAGAAGGCCGATTTTGATCGTGCGAAGGCAAGCGGGCAACTTCCCTTCAAGACAACTGACGGCACAAACGGACAGCACACATTTGTTCACGAACTAGGGCATCACTTCGGTATGGGAAGGGTGTACGGGGGAAGCCGTCGGCTAGATGGGTTCGAACGGTTCGAACCGCTCTACAAGGCTTCTCAACGGTACGAGGATCACACACGGTATCTGCTCCAGTCTGATTGGAACCTAAGCACATACGCAAGGACGGACACACGGGAGGCATGGGCCGAAACTTGGGCACGCATGGTTCTCCAGAACCCTGACGAGTGGGACGATATGACTCACATTGCGTTCAGGATGGTGAAGGAGGAATACGAGAGAGTGGGGAGGAAGCTCCCTGCGATTCTTCGCAAAGCTCCCGCTGCTCCGAAGGGTTTTATCGATACCAGCAAGTGGAAGAAGATAGGCAGCCAAAAAGGATCGAACCCCGGTGGGGTTTACCAAGCACCAGACGGGAAAAAATACTATGTCAAGTTCTACGATGATGTCGATCAGGTGAACAACGAAGTGGTTGCGAACCGTCTGTATCGAGAAGCGGGTCTGGAGACAACGAAGGTCCATCACGGGTACGCAGATGGCAAGTTTGCGGTTGTGTCGGAGTGGGAAGAGGGTGTCTCGAAACTTGATGTTGATGTATTCAAGGTGGCGGGCGCAACCGATGGCTTTGCAACTGACGCTTGGCTTGCGAATTGGGATGTCTACGGACTCGACGCAGACAACTTGCTGCAACTCGGCGGCAAACCTTTGCGCGTTGACGCAGGAGGTGCGCTTTTGTTTCGGGCGCAGGGTGCTGCAAAAGGTTCAGCGTTCGGGGACATAGTTGGCGAAATCGAATCGCTTCGGTCTTCAAATTCTACGGCACTCAAGCTGTACGGTGATCTTTCTGATGCGCAAATTGCGACGAGCATTTCCAGAGTCGAAGCAATCACAGATGAAGCAATCGATGATCTTGTTGATAAATACTGGAGAGGAGGCAACACATCGCTGCGCAACGAGCTAAAGCTAAAGCTGAAGACTCGACGGAATAACCTACTTGAGCAACGGGATAAGCTCTTGGAGAAGCTCGCTCAAGAGCATAAACTCGCGCAGGTAGCGGAGGAGGCACGCAAGCTCGGACTCTCTGATCCGCGACCCTACGATGTACGATACAAAGAATGGACTGACTCGCTCCTGTCCGGCAACCCGAAGGAGTACGAGGCAATCAGGGACTTCACCTCTGGTGGATTTGAGGACATTCGAGCCTACCAGCGCAAGGGGCACGCTGCCTTCATCGAATGGGAAGTTGCGGACGCAAGGAAGCACAACCATTCCATGTTCAACACCAGCACGGGCAAGTCGCTCATGCACGATGCCGACTCCGCTGCTGACCGGGCACAGTGGGAAGTCCTCGCACGGGAGAAGGCAGCGGTGAAGGCACACGAAACAGGACTGAAAGCGGCATCGCTTGAATCCGCACTTGCACGGGGTCCAGCCTACCAAGGCACGCTTTGGCGAGGTGTCACCATCATGGACAACAATGATGTGAAGAGGCAGTTCGGCAAGGTAGGTGGAGTCATCGAGCTACCCGAAAGCAACTCCTTCTCAAACTGGAGAACGAAGGCATGGGATGGCAATGTCCAGATCGAGATTCGCAACTCTCGGCACAGCGGGGTTGATGTTGACATCCTCTCCGCGAACAGCGGAGAGATGGAGATCCTCACCCGAAAGGATGTTCGGTACAGAGTGGTGAGCTTCGAAGAGTACGGTCTTGATCCTGATTCCTGGCCTACATTCGAAACAAACTGGTCAGACCCTGCGATGCAAGAATCAGACCCTGCGATGCAAGAATCAGACCCTGCGATGCAAAAAGCACACGGCCCCTACACGCACAAGCCGAGGTTCTCGATCAAGGATCATGGAAGAGATCGCAAGAACTACTACATCGTGTTGGAGGAAGTATGACGCTGATCGAAGATACAAGCGAGAGCTTCGAAGATCGCAAGAAGAGGCTTGAAGAAGCTGGCGTGGATACATCCCGCTTCAACTCCCCGATCTATGTGATCCACCGAGACGAAGACGGCAACCGCATTGATCCAGTCAGCGGAGAGATCATCGATGATCCGAAGAAAGACTATGTTGTACTCGACAAGGACGGGAACGCGATCACTCCCGATGAGGTGCAGCGATGACCGAACTTCTATCGTTCGAAGAATCAGCGCACTTTGAAGGCATGGTTGCGCGAGGGGAGGACAAGCCCCGCGAAGTACCGATTGAACACCAAGATGTAGCTGATTGGTGGCTGCGTGGATGGGACACACACAACAACGAACTTGAGCGGGAAGCTCAAGAGGGCAAACAATGAAAGCAATAATCACAACCGACGAGCGGGAAGCTCTCGATGACGCAACCCGCGAACACTACTCCGAGATCGAAGACGGCAAGTACCTTTTGAATGTCGATCCTGTTGACGGTTTTGCGTTGGAGAATGTCGAAGGGCTGAAGTCTTCGCTGTCGAAGGAACGGGGGAACTCTCGCGATGTCGCTCTGAAGCTGAAGTCTTTCGAAGGACTCGATGCCGACGAAGCTCGCACCGCAATCGAGAAGGCTTCTGAAATGGATTCCTGGACTCCCCAGGATAAAGTAGCAGAGCAGATAGCACGCAGAGAGAAGCAGCTGGTTGCGAAGTACGACAAGGAGACGAAGGAGTTGGGCGAAAGCAACGCTCATCTTCAAGGACAGCTTGAGAAGCATCTGGTCGAAGCGTCTGCTGTCTCTGCTCTGACCAAACACAAGGGAAGCATCGAGCTTCTTTTGCCGCATGTGAAATCCAGCACCCGTGTCGAACGGGACGGGTCTGGTAACTTTGTTGCGCGAGTTGTAGACCGGGATGGTCATCCTCGCATTTCAATGAAGACGGGTTCGCAAGAGCCAATGAGCATCGATGAACTTGTTGAGGGAATGAAATCCAACGACACATTCGCCCCTGCTTTCGCTGGATCAGGAGCAACGGGAAGTGGCTCTTCTGGCAACCGCACAGGAAGTGCGTCTGCAAACGGGAGGCATGTCCTCTCTTACGAGGACAGCCGAGACCCAGTGAAGTATGTCGCAGCGAAGGAACGCGCAGTAGCTGCCGGGGTACAACTGGAAATTCAAACCAACAACCGCTAACTAGGACCAAAATCAGATGGCAAACACTCTAGGTGTCTACAACCCAGTTTTCTACGCTCAAGAAGCGTTGATCTACCTCAAGAAGTCGCTTGGCATGGCGAACCGTGTTTACATGGGCTTCGACCAAGAGCGTAGGTCTTTCGGTCTAGGGGAGACGATAAACATTCGCCGCCCTTCGACATTCACTGTCGCAGCTGCTCCCGCGACTGCCGCAGATGTCACAACTGAAACTGTATCGCTGACTCTCGACAACTGGCGCGAGGTCAAGTTCAAGCTCTCCGACAAAGAACTTGCGTTCACCGGGGAGCGGATCATCAACGATCACATCGGACCCGCTGCGTATGCTCTTGCGAACGACATCGACACCAAGCTCGTTGCGCTTCACACAGAAGTAGGTAATCAAGTTGTTGGGGGAACTTGGGCACCCGCTACGATCACCTCTGCTCGGAAGCAACTGTTCGATCAGGGTGTGCCGCTGATGGATGTCGGCAACATGCACTTGATGGTCGGTGGACTGGAAGAGCAGGAACTGCTTTCAGACGCTGCGTTCTCGCAGATGCAAGGTGCTGGCGACCAAGGGGTTTCGACGCAGATGCGTGGAACGCTTGGCATGAAGTACGGTTTCGAAGTCTTCGCAAACCAGAATGTTGCGACTGCTACTGCGTCTACTCCGAGTGATCTTGTTGGTGCGGTTGACTTTGGTGCTGGCTACGCGAAGGGTTCTACAGCCATCGTCATTGATGCGCTTGAAGCAGCAGTTCTCTTCGAAGAAGGTATGGGTGTTTCGTTCGCGGGTCACAGCAAGATCTATGCGTTGGCATCTGATACTACGACTGCCGCCAACGAAGGTACATTCGTTCTGGGTGAAGGTCTGCAAGAAGCAGTCGTTGACGACGAAGTGGTGACATTCGTTTCAACATTCGTCGGCAACCAGAACCTTGCGTTCCACAAGAACGCTTTTGGTTTGGTCATGGCTCCGCTGTCCGAAATGGGCAACGAGTTGGGCGCAAACATCGCAACCGTGTCGGACCCTGTGACTGGCCTTGCGCTTCGCTCCCGTGTTTACTATGTGGGCAACAGTTCCGAGGTGCATGTTGCGCTTGATGTTCTCTACGGGGTCAAAACTCTCGATTCACAACTAGCTTGTCGAATCGGAGGCTGATTCCGATTCCTGGTGAATCAGATCCGTACCTCTCTCTCTGCGGGTTTGGTTCACCTCTCTCATTCCCTGGAGGAAACCCATGAAGCTGTGCATTGAAACCGCAACCGGAGCGAGCCGAACCGTCTCTGACGAGTACGAAGCGCAACAAGGCGAGATGCTGAAAGATCTCGTTGTTGAAGACGCTCCCGCTGAAGGTGTCTCGACTGATGCTCCCGAAGAAGAAGAAGAAGAAGAAGAAGAAGAAGAAGAAGAGGAGGAGGACGAGTAGAACATGGCTCTTGTTGTAGAGAACGGCACAGGACTGGCGAACGCTGATAGCTATCTGTCAGTTGCTGACGCTGATGCCTACCACACCAATCATTCAAACTCCGTTACTTGGAGTGGCGCAACCACTGCAAACAAGGAGAAGGCTCTGCGTCTAGCTACACAACACCTAGATGTGAAGTATGAAACAAGGTGGGTTGGTACTCGTTGGTCAATCACGCAAGCGTTGAATTGGCCCCGGTCCTATGTCGTTCTCTACGACATCTACTCGATTTCAACAACGACGATTCCGCAGCAGTTGACGGACGCTTGTGCAGAGCTTGCGTTGAAGCAACTGTCAGATACAGACTTGATGCCAGACCTCACAAACCCCGGCACAATTTCCTCGGAGTCTGTGAGCGCGGGTTCTGTTTCAACCTCTACTACCTATGTTGGTGGAGGGAAGTCACAGCTGAAACGCTATCGTCTTGTTGAGACGCTTCTGCGGCAACTCATCAAAACGGGAGTCGCCAGAGCATGACCACTGCTCTTGACACCACACTGCTCACGAAGGTTGCCGAAATCGCAGCTACCTACGGCAAGAGTGTGACCTTCCAAGACATCGGTTCGTCGGTCTACAACCCAACAACCGGGAAGACCACTGAATCTAGTGTCACTAACTACACGGTAAAGGTCACACCTCCTGCGCCCTACGATCTCAAGTTGATTGACGGTGATGTGATTCAAGCTCGCGATGTTGCGGTAATTCTTCCCGCGAAAGATTTAGCGTTCACTCCTGTACTTGGAATGCAAGTCACGATTGATGGTGAGGTGTTCGACGCTGTGCAAGTGATGCTCATATATTCGGGCGACGATGTGTGCGCCTACGACATCCAGTTGCGACAATGACCGACACTTTAGATCTCACAGACTTCAACAAGACGGTTGAAGGGTTCCTCGACAGGATCCCTGTGCGGGTTAGTTTGGCGCAGCGGAAGATCGCTCTTGACTTGCTCGCTGGTGTTGTTCGGCGCACTCCTGTTGACACAGGAAGGGCGAGAGGCAACTGGCAGTTGAGCATTGGACATCCTGCAAAGGGTGTACTTGATCGAAAAATGACTAAGCGGAACAAGACGATCAAAGAGGAGCAAGCCAAGCTGAAGAAGCTGCCGCCGTTCGGTGTTGTTTGGCTATCGAACAACCTCCCGTACATCGAAGTGCTTGAGTTCGGCAAGTTCGTTCCGAAGAACCCTGGGCCTAGCAAAGATTCACGGAAAAAGCGCAAAGGCAAGACATGGGTGAAGGGCGGGTACTCCGTCCAAGCACCAAAAGGCATGGTGCGTGTGACGCTTGCGCAGATCGCATCCGAACTACAAGAGACGCTGGACAAGTTTTGATGGTAAACGCACTCTACGACAAAGGACGGCAAGCGTTCCTGAACAAAGACATCGACATGGTTGATGACAACATCAAAGCGGTTCTGGTCGATACGCGAACCTACACCGTTGACCTGGCTGCGCACGATATGCACAACGACTTGTCTGGTGTTATTGCGACAAGCGGCAACATGGCATCGAAGACAACGACAGCGGGTGTCTTCGATGCCGCTGATTTGACTTTCTCTTCCGTCACTGGCGCAACGGTCGAAGCAGTTGTGATCTATCGAGATTCGGGCACAAGCTCAACCTCAGAGTTGATCGCGTACATTGACACAGGCACCGGGCTCCCCGTGACCCCCAACGGAGGAGACATCACGATTGCGTGGGATAACGGGACCAACAAAATCTTCAAGTTATGATCTGCGAAGTCGCGTACAAAGTTGGTCCTGTCTCTTAT